AAGCTGTTGTCCAACTTGCTAAAACATTTGCTAATGTTAATTTGTGGTCAAATATTTGATTTAATAATAATAGCTCAGGGTCTGTTGTATCTTGTGTGTCAAAAACATCTTTTAGTTTAGCGTCCTTTAAATCAGTAAAAAAATCTGCAGTATCTCCAAATAAAGCAACCTCATATAATCTTGCATTTAGGTATATAGATTTTAGTTGTATAAATCCTTTTAGTTGTGGTATGCTATCAACATATAAAATAGCAGGAAACTTAAATTTAGCGTTAAAAACAAGTGTATCTAAATTGACGTTAAAGTAATTTTCAAAGAATTTATTGTTAGCATTTGAGAAAGGTAATTTTAAAGTTTGTGAAAAACTAGATTTTCTTTGCGAGGGATTTCTTAAATCTAGCCAATTATAATTAACTACAACATTAGGCTCTTTTTGTAAATCTAATTCAAATTGGTCTAGGTCATAAGTACCTGAGCCTGTGTTTTCTCTACGATATGCTACTAATCTTACTTTCATTAACTATTTGTTCTAACCTCATTAGAGTATTCTAAATTAACTGTATATTGTATTTTAATTTTATTGTTTACGCTTGTTTTTTTTGTATATAATTTATTAGTTATAATTACAGGATACACTACACCATTATCACCTAATATTTGTACATTTACAGAGGTAAATAATTCCTCTAACCATACTGCCTCATCTTCGTTTAGCCAATCAGAATTAATTACTAATTTTCTTTTAGCCTTTGTAAATAAAGTTTCTCTACCTCTTTCCCAGTTGCTATAATTAAATTCAGTAGTAGCACTTGCATTGTCCCAATTTCCTACAACTCTTTCCATTTCTTCTGATTTTATTTCTACGCTTTCCGTAGATTTACCTCTAAAATTCATATAATCCCAAGCACCTAATCTATTTCTCCAAGCCAACCTTACATTATTATACCTCGTGCAGCTTTGGTGTCTATCATCTACACTTGCATTTGTTCCATATCTATAAAAATAATATTCTTTTGTACTTCTACCTGATTCTGCAGTTGTATCAGAGCCAAATATTTTATAATACGCCCAATTAGAATACTTACTTGGTTTAGCGTTTGAATTTCTTGTTTGTGTTTCTAAATTTTCAGTACCACAACCAAAATATAATATAGCTTCTTCTACCGTAGTTGCCTGTGCTGCACTTGCTCCACCTGTTGTATTAGTGTTTGCAAAATATTCTAAAGTATTACCTGCAGTGTTAGTAATAACATTTCCTGCACTATCGTAATATTTTATTAATATATAATCTATTGCAGCTCCCTGATTTAAAATACCTGTTCCTGTTTTACCTGATTTAAAGCAAATTGTAGCTCTATCTATATTATCTGCACTTGTACTGCTACCTCTAACAAATTGTACCGTAGGAGCATTAGTAAAAAAAGTACAACTATCTTCTGATGTAGTACTATTCATAAAAAAAGTTAGGGGGTAGTTAGTTCCACTTATATCTAATCCACCTACATTTGCTGCAGTTTTAGTAAAGGGTGTAGCAGCAGGTATAACATAGCTTTCTGCAGTATCTTGCACTGCAGATAAAGCAGGTGCAGTTGTAGCAGATGACGCTTTTTCGTAATAGGCTTCTACATTTATTTTAGCTAATTGATTTGTGTTTTGACAAAAAGGACTATTAGTTTGAAATATACCTAATGTATGTATGCTTTCTGTTGTTGTTACATAGCTTGTGTTAGTTAATTGTGTATCTACATAAGTTTTTAGTATATGACTTATGTCAAATACACCTACATTTTGTTGATTTTTATGTATTTTTAAAACTGCTATTTCAACTGTGTTTACTTTAATTTTTAAAACATACCTAAATTTATTTGCGTTATAATTGGCAGCGTCACTATCTTTTAGCACATATATAAGTGGTGTATTTACTGCACTTAATAAATTTGGTTTCTGCTCTATTGATGTAGTTGTACTCATTACGTTTTACTTAAATTAATTTCTACTTTATCAGGTTGTTCTATTTCTATTGAGTTATCTATATCTTGTGTAAATGCACTTGCTATATCAGATTTTAAATTACCTATCATATCCTCATAAGGCTTTGATATAAATAAAGTTCTTTCTAATCCTCTTTGTTTTATACTTCTAGCAATTAAAAAGCCTAAACTTCTATTACTTATAAATCTTCCTTTTTTATCTCTACCCTTAATTCCTTTTAAACTTATCCACGGTAATATAGCTCTTAAAGGTGGTTGCTTTCTACTAAACTTAAAAGGACTACCCTGACCTCTCATTCTACCACTTCCTTTAAAGCCACCTGCACCTTTAACTCCCTGGTCAATAAACTCCCAATAATCTTCTGCTTGTCCAAATTCCATTTTAAATTTTATTCCACTAAAGCTTTTATTAATATCATAGCTCATCTCATTAAATAAAGTTCCCTTTGCTCTTTTTCCTTTTTTATTTAGGTTTGCTCTAGCTTTTTGTATTAGCTTACTACCAAAGCTACTTAATAATGATTCTATTTCTGTTGTATCTATATCCATTATGTATTAGGGTTTTCATCACTTGGTTCTATTGGAGCATTACATAGCGAATTAGGATTATTTACCTGCATTGTAAAAGTAGCAGACCAACCTGTTAGCATATTTGAAAATCTTACGGTAAAAGGCTCTGCATTAATAGGTAAATTTAAAACTATTTCAGAGGGTATATAGCTATACTTTTTTCCACTATCTCCCCCTGATGTTTGTATTGATAGATTTTGTCTGTATTCTGCTATAACGTCTTGCATAATTTGTAGCATATCAGACCAAACTAGCTCTCTATTACTTAAGTCCTCTTTAATTAAGCTCATTGTATATACTGTAAATGAGTATGTTAACACACCTTTATCTATATTGGTGTTGCTTGGCTCTACATATAAAATAGGAAAATCCTCACTATCTAATTTATTAATATCAACCTCATCAAGCATACCACTATGAAAAGAATTAATCAGAAAATGATTAGTCGCTATTGTTTTAAAATCGTCTATTATATTTTTGTATGTTATCATTTGTTATAATTATTTCTTTCTATATTAGCTTTATCCTGTTGATAGCTTAAATATGTTAAAACTAAAGATATTTCTATTTTAGTTATAGCGTCAACATTTAAAATATTATCATTAGCCAAACCAAATATTACATTATACCAACCCCATTTACCACCTAATGTTTTTTCTCCCTGCTCTTCATCACCACCCTCGAATAGTTGCTTAAATCTTCCAATAAGTTTTTCCCTAAACGAAAAAAAAAATCTATCGCAGATAGTGTTGTACTCATTGGTAAATCTTTAAATTTATCTATTTCTAATTCGTCAGGGTCATAAGGCTTTACGCTATAAAATCTACCTGCCTCTCTATCAATCTCTCTATATAAAACACTCATTACTCTGTGTAGATTTTTATTAATATCTTTACCATATTGTTCTATATCCACAAATTCCCCTGTTGTTATCTTGCTTAGATTAGGAACAAAGCCATATTTTTTACCTTTAAACTTTATTTTCTTCTCTAATTCTCCCTCGCTTTTACTATTTACAAAATTGTAAATTTTATTTGCTATAATTTTTTTATCTTTTAGCTTTAATTTTTTTAATAGCTTTTTATCTATTTTACAAAACATAGATATTATATCATCATCTACACCTTTTCTTTTACTAGAAGATAAAACTAAATACCTTTGATACTCTGCTATTGTAATATCTTTCCATTCTGTAGGTACAATTACCTCAAATTTTTTTTTACTCATTTATTATAAATATAAAATTGTTGTTTTTGTTCATAATATATAATACTTTCCACTATAATTAGTTGTTAGCTTATTAAGTGCAACGTATCTAATGCTATCAATTAAGTGGTCTAACTGATTGGTTGCAGGTTTATTAATTACCCTACCATTTTTATCTACCAACCATTTATAAAACTTAAATTCATTAATTGTATTAGTGCTATTTTTTGTTATATGTAGTTTATATCTTCTTAAAATATCAATACCCATATTAATACTATCGGCACCTTTCTTTGCTCCCTTAACATTAAATCCTAGCCTATGTATTTCTTCTATTGATTTAGGCTCTGCACTATCTGCAATTATTTCTGTTTGTCTTGTTATGTTGAGCTCCCTTAATTTGTTTGCTATATCTTGATTTGTCAATCCTTTGCTATATACTAATTCGTTAATATACAAATTATCGTTTAATTTATATACTTCTGCTATTGCAGTGGGGTCATTAGAATAGCCAAAGTCCATACCCAAAGCTATTAGCGTTGATTCTGTTGGTATATTGTTACATATCTCAAACTGCCTAAATATAGTTTCTGTTGCTTGAGCCATATCACCAAGTCCGTATATCTTCCAATAATTGCTATCTAATTCCTTTAATCTTTCTATTTCCTTTATTGTTTCATCAGGTAAAAAAGGATTGTCTAAATAGGTTGATTTAATAAAGGTGCAATCGTCCCTATTAATTACATTATCATATATCCACGAATAAGGGTCCGAGGGGTTAAAATCTAAATAAATGTTTTCTGTTGTTCTTAATGAGAGTTGAATCCAATCCTCAAAGCTAAATTCGTTTGCTTCATTTAACCATAATACGTTACGCTTTCTACCTCTAATTTTTTGTGGCATATCAACTGAAATAAACTCAATATCGTTTCCGTTTAGCTTATAGGTTAATTCTGACTTATTGTGATTGTCAGGATTGTATAAGTCGTGGCTTTCTAATATAGAAAAAAAATCTCGATAGGCAGTACCCTTTAATGCAGGTAAAGTTTTTCTACAAATGGTATATACCTTTCCTTTGCTTTGTAATGCTTGTAGTATAATTAATTGAGCTAATGAATATGTTTTACTACTTCTTGTTCCACCCTGATTAACTACAATTCTTGTACTCGCATTAAGATTCTTTTGTAGAACTACTGTTCCCTTTAGATTCAACGATTTCAATTTCTATTTTATTTATTTGTTCGTTACCACTAGACAAATCTACCTCTTGCCTTTCTATATACCCTCTTTTTTTACCCTGTGTTTTTAAATAGAATATTGTTGCAGAGGTAGAGTTATCTTGTATTTGTTTATGTAGTTGGCTTTCTGCAAAATCTAATGCTACATTTTTTAAATCATCTACTTTGTCTTTAAAATCAGAATCGTTGTTATACCAATCGTAATAAGTTGTTCTTCCTATACCTACTTTCTTACAAGCAGTAGTTACTATTCCTAATGATTTTTCTAAAGCGTCTAATAATGCTTTTTTAGTGTGTTCGGTTTTGTTCATTTTTCTATTTCTTTTTTATAGTTCTTTGCTTCAACATACCTCTTATTTAAATCTTTTAAATGCTCAGGGTCTATCCTTTTCTTTTCTCTTTCCATTTTAACCTTTCTTATTCTATCTATTTCTTCGTTTATTTCTAGGCACTGCCACATTCTTTGTAATGAATAATAAACTATTGAGTATCTATAAGAATCTTTGTGTAGGTATTTTATTGGACTAACACCGTGTAGTAAATCTTGTCCGTCAAATATAGTTACAGAGCTATCTCCTACTTCTAATGATATATCTATTTCAGGTATAACTAAATGACCACCCTTTACATTACCTTTAAATACAAGCATATTACTAAATACATTTTTAAAGTTTCCACTATCAAAGTGATAATTGAGTTGATTGTTTTTATTTACTATTCCACTTGTAAAAACAGTATCTTTTATTATCCATTCTTTTCTAACTTTTTCTTGTACTTCTTTTTTATGGTTATTGTATGTATCAGGAAAGTATTCTTTGTAATATTTTTCTATATCTTTAGCGTATTGACTTATTAGGTAATGTTCTTTAGGGTGATTCTTTCCCATAGCAGACGCACTACAATAATCTTGCCTATTTTCTTGTCTAGGCTTATATCCAAATACTGCACTTTGACTTTTTAATCCGTGTACTCTCCTGCCTACCCCGTATTTAACATTTTGTACTGCCTTTCTTATAGCGTTAGGTTTTTCTTCTAATGTTTTATATAGTAATATAGGCTTATCATCTATGCAAATTAAACAATCTTCTTTAATATGCTTTGTTACATCAGATAAATGTGCAGTTCTTCTTACATAATCTTTTTTATTAACCTCTTTTCTTATTACGTTTATTCTTTTCATAAGTTTTTATCTCTTAATCTTAATTCTGCATTACCTGAGCTTTTTCTTACATACATTGTGCAATAATCAGGAAACATACTATAAATCTTATTAATGCTATCAAATATATATTTTTTAGTTCTTATTGTTTGCAATCCACCCTCTTCTTTAAAAAATTTTGATTTAATAGTTATATAGTCAAATCTAACTACTATTTTGTTTTTTATATACTGCCTTATACTATATTCGTAATCTTCTCCGTGATTTGTTCTTCTTTTTAAGAAATCATCGTGTTGTATTATTATTCCAAAAACACCACCACATATATAGCATAGCTTGTTGTATATTCTATGTTTCATAAAATAGCCATTTGCAGCTGCGTATAATCCAAAAAATTTAGCATTTGTTCTATCACATTCCTCAAAGCCTTTTATAATAAATTCTTCTTCTAAATTCTCAATAGGCTTTATTTTACTTCCGTCTTTAACAAAAACTCCGTCAATATCATCATCAAACATTAAAACCTTTTCTCCCTCTTTATAATATCTTTCTATAAAGTTTCTTTGCTCTCCTATTGTAGGAACACCAACAACTATTTTATATTCATTTCCTAAACTATTTATATATTCTTTTTCTTCTTCTTTATCTGCAACAAAAATTGTTATCCTATTTTTATCTATATTATGCTCCTCAATAATTTGTAAAGTTTTTTTCTTTATAGTATCAGGTCTTTTATATGAGGGTATTGCTATTTTATAATTCATTTTTTAAATATTTGTTCATTAAAAAATTAAATACTTCTGTATTGTCATTTAGGTTGTGTTTTTCTCTAACCTTTTCAAAATTTAAAAGTGCTTGTTTGTAATCATCACTATTGTAATACAAAACTATTTGTTTTATTTGTGCATTTATATAGGTATCTATTTCTGCAGCAAACTTATCTTCGTCAATTTCTTTTTCTGTTGGCTCATCTTCATTTACCCAAACATCAATACCCCACTCGTTTAATTCTTTGCTATTCCAATCATTAGCCAACAAGTCCCAATCCCACTCACCAAAGCTATTATTGTCTTTTATTATAAATTCTTTCTGCTTTTCCTCTGATAAATCTACTATCTCTATATATACCTCTTTTATTCCTGCCTCAATACAAGCTTTTAATCTCATATTACCACCTAATACGACCATATCTTTATTTACTACAATAGGTCTAATTTTTAGCATTTCAGGAAATTCCTCTATACTCTTAACTAGCTTTTTAAACTTTGGTGTTTTAATTATTCTAGGATTATTCTTATTAGGTATAACTTTATTTATTTCTATTTTTTTCATTTTAATAGTTGTGATTATGTTTTACTTTGTTTTTTTCTCTTAAAAAATTATTAAACTCTTTATTGGTTTCTGCTTTTATATGACAACTTCTACATAGAGCTATTAGGTTTTCTATTTGATTTTTATGTCCCCTAGGGTCACCGCCTATTCCTCTTGCGTCTATATGGTGAATGTCAACCGCAGTTGTTTCACAATTTTCACAAGCAATCCAGTCCGATATATCGTAATCGTGATATTGCATATATATTTTAGTGTGCTTTTTCATCTTTCTTTTTTTTTGCTAACCTTTGTTTTTTAGATATTCTTTTTTTCTTTCTTAATTTTGCTATTACTCTTTTCATATTTTACAACTTTTATCATATACCTTTTTTAAATTCTCCATTATTTTTTTATTACAAGCAGAGCAGCTTTTCCATTGTGGCGGACTACCAAAAACAGATTTATATAATGTATTAACTATTGGTTTTTGTTCTTTTGTTATATGCTCTGTTTTTTCTATTATTGGTATAACCTCATCATATATTTTGAGCTCATCTTCTGTAAACTGCCTTATAGTAGAAACATAAGGAAACATCTGATTTAGCTTTTTTCTGCGTTCCTCACAACCACAATCATCACCTAATACCTTTTTAGTTAATTTATCTATGCCTGTTGCTTTAGTTATTTTAGCTATACTATCTCCTAATCCTTTACTTTTCATTTTCTTTATTATTAAAAGACACAAAATTAAAGTCAGGTAAATTAACTTTATCTTTATCTTTGTTTATATATTTTTCTATATATTTTATTACATCAGATAAAATAAAATCTTTCTCATCTGATTTCCAAGCCGAGAGAATACTAATTAGCTCTTTTCTTTTATATTTGTTTTCTTTCATATTTTTATATATTTATATATTATGTAACTTATTATAGGTGTTGTCATAATTAAAGTAAATATATTTAAATGTGGCTCACCACACAATCCTAAAAAATGTTTAACAAACTCTATCATTTTAAACCTTTTAAATAATTTTTAATATACCTAATTGACTTTCCTAATGTGCTTCTGCTTATTTTAGTTGCTTTGCTCATTTTATTTAAGCTATAATTTTCTCTATAATATATTTTAAATACCTCAACGTCAAACCAACTTAAACCTTTTAATTTTTCCTCTATCCATTTTAGCCTTTCTTCTTGTAACTCAAATTCTTGTAGCTTTTCTTTTGTCAAAGGCTCTTTTGTATAAATATAAAAATCTTTTAATTGTTTCTGATTATGTATTTTTCTATATTTTTTGTGATAAGGACTTGTATTGCTTTGATATAGATTAAGCATAATTCTTACTATATAAAATGTTAATTTTTTTTGCTTTATAATATTATTTAATTTTTCTTCATTTGAATTGTATAAAGCTAATATTGTTTCGTGTAATAAATCTTCATAATCAGGGTGCCTATTGCTTGTTATTTTTTTACTAATATCAAGCAATTTAGTATAGCTTTTTTCCAAATATATATTTAGCTCCTGCAAAGCTCATCAAATAAATTAACACCTGAATTTTTTAAAGCATTGTACTCCCACTTTCCTAATGGACTTATTTCTACTACTATCATTTGAGGAGCGTATTGGTCTTGTATAAAATCTATTTTGTTTAATACATACTCATCTTCATCAAATATTGTCTGCGTTTCTTTGTGTACATAAACATCTGTATTTACACCTCTATCTACTTCAAATAAAAAATATCTAAAGTTTTCTCTATTATCTTTTGTTCTTATATTTTTTGGTGGACTATGTTTTTTTCTCATATTGTTTTTGTGTATTTTTCAAATATCTTTACAAACTCCTCTAGCTTATAACATACAACTGCTTTATATCCTCTTGCAGTTAAATTAGCTATCCAAAGTTTCTGATGTTTGCTTGGTTTGTTATATTTTACCTTTAGCTCAACCATTAGTCCGTGATATTTATTATTAGGTTCAAAAATTAAAATATCAGGAACACCTTTTTTATAGTGCCTTTTAACTAATGCTTTTTGTTTCCAATTTCCCCTACCTAAATATACACCCCCTAATGTAGAAGTCCAAAGTATATGAGGGTAGCAACCTAAATAATCTGTTATAGTATTATGTAATTCTTGCTCTTTCAATCTTGTGAAATAAAAATGTTTAATTGAAAAATAAGTAAATAAATATGTATCTCCCAATAGGTACGAACATCATCAGGAGCAAAGTGTCTTACCCCTATCATTAATCCGTTTCTTATTAGAGTTATAAATATCATACTCTTTTCCTATATTTAATATAGCCTGTTATTGTTTCGTATTTTTCGTAGCCACAATTATCAACTAAATGTTGATAGTACTTTCTAACTTGTGCTTGGTCATCTTTAATTCTATTTATATAGGCATTGTCTAAAAATTCAGGCATACTATTTGCACTACTTCCTCTACTAAACGCTTTTTGATTTCTTACCCAACGCTTTATTCTTAAATTTGTGTTCCAAGTTTTCTCTAGTTCAAACCTCATTTTTTTACCATTATCTTCTGTCCAATATTCTATAAAATCTTTAATAATATTCTCATCTATATCTAAGTCCATTTCTGCTATACTTTTACAAAAAATCATTCCTCTAGCGTTTATATCATTATTATTTTTTATTCTTACTTCTTTATTCTTATTTACATTAAAATTTTCGCAATCCTGTATTACAATTTTTTCATTACTGGTATTTAAATGTTTTAATATTTTGTTATCAAATATTTTAAAATGATTTTTTGCAGGTATTCCTTTTAGCTTTACCTCAACAAAGCCTTTTTCTTGTAATATATTTAATGCTTGTTTAATTTGATAGTAAGAAAGAGTTGTACTGCAACTTATTGATTCATTTGTATTATAAAAAAACCCACCTTTTTCTTGGTGGGCTTGTTCAAAATAGGCTCTTTTTTGCACTAGGTCTGATAAAACTATACTAGCGTCAAGACCTAATAAATACAATAGATTCTTATTGACTATAAAAAATGAACTTGACGCTAATAAAGATTTCATAAGATTAAAATATTAATTTTTTTTAATATATAAAAATAGTTTAAAAAAAAGTTATTAATAATTGATTGTTAAAAAGGCATTTCTACTGACTTCTTGTCTTTAAGAAATTCGTCATACATTACTGTAAATTTCTCTACTTCATCTACACCAATAACTTTACCTGCAGCTAATTCAATAGCTCCTTTAAAGGCAACGCTAAATCTTATATCTTCTTTAGCGTCATTATTTTTATTTGTATAATTTGGTGACTTTTGACTAAATTGAGTTTCTCCTTTAAAAAGAATTTTAACCGTTCCTTTAGGACTTATAGTGTATTCTACCTCATCACCAACTTGCTCAAAAGTTTTGTCTTTCTTTTTATATAGCTTTCCTATATCACCATTCTCAAAGACAATAGTAAAAATAAACATATCGTTAAACTTTTCAGATTGTAAATTTAATTCTGTAATTTTTGATTTTTGTACTTCCATTTTTTTAGTATTTTATTAATAAATCGTTAATGTCTAAATCGACAAATTCACAAACTGATAATAACTCGCTTACACTAAAAGAGAAAGGTCTTTCTAACTTACTTAATATAGTAGGATAGGAAACTGATAACTCCATAGCTAAATTCGTTTTTC